GACATGGAAGGCACAGGAAGGCGCAACTCACACCTTCTGGCAATTGCACCTAACGCAAACAGTTCAATCATCTGTGGTACGTCACCATCTATCGAACCCAGTAAGGCAAATGCATACACGCATAGAACTCGTGCTGGTTCTCATCTGGTCAAGGACAAGTATCTTGAAGAGGAATTAGTTAAGCTGGGTAAAAATGATGCAACAACTTGGAGTTCTATTATCACTAACGGTGGTTCGGTTCAACATCTAAGCTTTCTGTCACCAGAGGTGAAGAGTATATTTAAGACTGCGATTGAAATTAACCAGAACGCAATCGTTTCTCAGGCTGCTGATCGACAGAAGTATTTGTGTCAGGGGCAGTCTCTAAACGTGTTCTTTCCAGCAGGCGCATCGAAGGCAGACCTACATAAAGTACACTACAATGCTTGGAAGTTGGGTTGTAAGGGATTGTATTATCTCCGTACAGAAACCTCATCCAAAGCAGAGAACGTGTCAACCAAGGTAGTTCGTGAGGCATTAAAGGATTACGAAACACAAGCAATGGTGGATTATGAAGGTGATGAAGATTCCTGTGTTGCGTGTCAAGGTTAGGAATATTATAAATAGTCGTAAGGAGAACGATTATGGATTGGTTAGAAGAGTTGAAAAAAATGGGCCCGCTAGAAATCCCCGACGATGCTGTGCATAGCAGTGGATATATTAGTGAGGAAGTGTATAGGGAATGTTCTGAAAGAATGAAACAGAACAACCCTATGCAGAATCCAGATGTTGCCAAGAAGGTTAGTGATACAAAGAAACGAATGTATGCGTCTGGTGAGTTGAAACCTAATGTTATGGGTGAACAATCTAGAAAAGAAGCATCCGAAAGGATGAAAAAGAAGAACCCAACACATACACACCCAGAGAAGCATAACTTCAAAGGGAACTCATATGTGAAGGGACGTAAGTGGTATAACAACGGAACAGAAAATCTTTACATATTCGGTGAACCACCAGAAGGATATGTTGAGGGTATGATGTATAAATCAAGGAAGAAGAAATAATGTCAGGGGTAACAATAACAGAATCAGCAAAGGAATATCTAAAATCAGTCAGTGACGGCGATTATGTGTCTCTTGGAGTCAAGGGTGGAGGATGTTCTGGATTCCAGTATGTGTGGGATTTCAAGAAGAATTGGCCAGATGTCAATTGGTCTGATCCAATTGAAGATATTCTGGTGTTAGACCCGTCAGCAGAACTGTATGTTTTTGGGAGTGAGATAGATTATGTAAAAGAGTTGGGGGGTTCGTTCCTCAAAATTAGTAATCCTACTAGTACTAGCAGCTGTGGCTGTGGTGAAAGTTTTTCGGTGTAGATATGAATATAAGAGTTGTAACAAAATCAGATTGTCCGTTTTGCTTAATGGCTAAAGGTTGGTTGAAAGAACATGCATTTGAATATGAAGAGGATTTGATTGATAATGAAGAAGACCGCCTAGCGTTCTATCAGACAATCAATGGTGCTACCGAAGTGGTAGGCGAGATGAATACTCGTAGGATTAATTCTGTCCCGCAAATCTTCATTGATGACAAACGTATCGGTGGGTATGATGAGTTGATGAAGATGAGTGATGACCTACTGAAGAAACGAAGCGGTGGTGGACTATTGCAGTTCAGTGAAACCTATAAACCATTTCACTATCCGTGGGCTGTAGAGATTACCACACGCCATGAGAAGGCACACTGGATTGAGGACGAACTTGATTTGTCTGAGGATGTGTCTGATTGGAAGTCTGGTAAGGTTACTCAGGTTGAGAAAGATTACGTCACCAATATTCTACGTTTGTTCACACAGTCAGATGTTGCAGTGGGCCAGAACTATTTTGACCAGTTCATTCCTAAGTTTAAGAACAATGAAATCCGTAACATGCTTGGTTCGTTTGCTGCGCGAGAGGGTATTCATCAACGTGCGTATGCTCTACTGAATGAAACACTTGGATTACCCGACAGTGAGTACCATGCGTTCCTAGAGTACAAGGTAATGGTTGACAAGATTGAGTTTATGCAGGAGTCAGACAATGCTACCATGAAGGGACTAGGACTTGCACTTGCAAAGTCTGTGTTTAACGAGGGTGTTGCACTGTTCGCATCATTTGTTATGCTTCTCAACTTCCAACGCTTCGGTAAGATGAAGGGTATGGGTAAAGTGGTTGAGTGGTCTATTCGTGACGAGTCTATGCACGTTGAGGGAAATGCAAAACTGTTTCGTCAGTTCTGTGTTGAACACCCGAAGATAATTGATGATGATTTTAAAACAGATATTTATTCTATGGCCAGACTTGCAGTCAAGTTGGAAGATAAGTTCGTTGACCTCGCGTACAAGATGGGTGAGATTGAAGGTCTAGATGCGTCTGAAGTAAAATCATATATAAGGTATATAACAGACAGGCGTTTGTTGCAGTTAGGCTTAAAAACCAATTTCAAGGTAAAGGAGAATCCTCTGCCTTGGTTGGAATGGGTGTTGAATGGTGCAGACCATACTAATTTCTTTGAGAATCGTGTTACGGAGTATGAGGTGGCAGGATTATCAGGTAGCTGGGACGATGCATATGAGGCAGTTGCGTGAAATTAATAGTATGCGAAGATTGTGAAGCAGAGTTTCGTATTAAACATGGGATGGATGAACACCATTATCAAATAACCTATTGTCCTTTCTGTGGTACATCAGTTGATGACCCAGAATTTGTCGATGAGATTGAGTGGGATGAAGACGAGTGACTTGGCACTACAACGGCAAACCATTTACAAGCGAGATGATAGAAGATAACCTTGGGTTTGTTTATATAGTAACTAACAAAAAAAATAGTAAATTGTATATTGGCAAAAAAGGTTTAATGTCAAAAAGAAAATTACCCCCACTGAAGGGTGCGAAAAAAAAACGCATCAAGATAGTGGAGACTGATTGGAAAACTTATTGCGGTTCAAGTGAAGAAGTGAAGTTGTTAGTAGAAGAACATGGATTAGAATTGTTTGATAGAGAAATAGTTAGACTGTGCAAGTCAAAGGGTGAACTAAATTACTATGAAGCAAAACTTCAGTTTGAGACAGATTGTTTATTAAAACCAGATGAATACTATAATGCGTTTATCGGATGCAAAATAAGTCGTTCACACCTATTAATTAGACCTAAACATAACGAATCACCTAAATAATCCCGTATCGTATTTTATGGGAGACATCGATGGAGATATTTGCGGTTATTGCAGAACTGGGTTTTACAGTTACAGCAGTTCTTGCCGGTGGTGCGTTCATAATAATCCTATTAAAGTATATACTTGCGTCTGTGGTAGATTCTACCAAGACTTTGAATATGTTGATCACGGCTTTAGATAACCGTGTTAAAACCATTAATAATGAAATTGTGAGGCTAGATTCTTTGGTATGTCATGTACTTGGTGTAAAACCAGATGTCCGTAGGATGTCTGCTGCAGACGGCAAGGAGGACGCCAGAAAGGATTAGTGAAGTGGACGAAATTATTAAAGCAGTTCAAGATTATGGTATAACAACTGTGATGGCTGTGGGTATGGGTTATTTTATATTTTTTATCTGGCAATACGTTACTCAACAGATTCTCCCATCGTTAGAAAAAACAACTATAACCACCATAGCTCTTATAGATAGAATACGGATGTTGGATAACGATATGATACGAATGGACCAAAAGATAAATACTATACTGGAACTTCGTGATATTGAGAAGGAGAAGAAAGGTGATAGGTAAATAGATGAAAAAAATTCATGAAATATCAATGTTAACTTGGACTATATTTTTCGTATCTATAGGATTTGTTTTTCTGTCGGGTTTGCTTATAAGTATTGCTCTTGCTGGAGATTTGACACATCAATGGAAGTCTCCTGCTTTTAGTGGCCAGGGATACAGCGCACATGCGCTAACTATTGAGAACCAAGAGTTTACTAGAAAGGCCGCGCTTAAAGATAAGAAAGATGCGGCAGAGAGGCAGTTAATAAGAGATGCTGCGAATACAAATCTTTCTAAATTTATGAAAAATGTGGAATCAAGAATATATGCACAAATCTCTAAGCAGTTAGTAGATAGTATGTTTGGAGAAGATGCTGGAACTTCTGGTACAGTTACTTTTGAAGGAACAACAATTAGTTATGTCAAAAGTACTGATACTGTAGAATTAACGATTGTGAGCCCCGATGGTAGTTCGACTGTTATCACTGTTCCTATTGGCGACTTTACTTTCTAGTTGTGCTTCTATCCAGCCGATAGAAGGGCCAACGAATGTATCAGCACCGCTAGTAGATGAACTAAAAAATATAACGCCGCCTGTGCGAAAGGTGCCTGTGGCAGTGTATAAATTTAATGACGTTACCG